GGGAAAAGTCTTTTAGAACTTTTCAGATTTATAATCTGAGGAGTATTAATTTAAATTGATGCGCCATATATTTATGACCAGAATATTAACTGATAATTAATATTTTGTAAATTTTATGAGTATATTGGTTCGTTTAATTTATTTTAATTATTTCCCTAGAATTTCTCTGTCTATTCGAACAGAGCGATTCGGGTTTTCATATCATATTGAAATTTGAAAGTGCTTTTTGAAATTTCTTATTTTATTTAATATGAGAGTTCGTGACGAGTAATAACTAATAATTATTGCTTGAAACAAAACCAATTCGGATATTGTATCACGCAATTCAAATGTGAAATTTTAATTTCATACCCAGTAATTCATTTAGTTTTAAGTTTCACTTACTAATCACGTTGACCTTTTTAGCAAATTGGAAGATGTTTAAAAGAAAAAGCTAAAATTAATAAGGGATTGAGATTTTATGTCTATTCTGTTTATGTATAAACACGCCTACTGAGTTTCGACAATAATGTTCGCGGTATGTAAATTCTTAAGTAACTGTTATACTCACATGTTATCAAGTGAAGCAACCCCGTGTAGAAATATTTTTTACCAAGGGTTAGTGATGTATCTTGTGTGCAGATATAGGAGTTAGTTGAGTAGTGGAATAGGAACCCCATTAATGTAAAGGTTCTAGGGCATATTTGAATTTTCGTTATTATTGAAAATCAAAATAAAATATTAATTATTTAAGGACTCTCTTTTGATATATGAGGGAGACATAAAAATAACAGACATATCTCCAAGGTATGCTCTATATATCCGGATGTTTCAAACCATCGATTATTCGTTAGGCTGAGCTTCTGCTGCCACCTGGGTTTTTGGCCATTTTGCCAGTGAAAAATAATGCGACCAAACCCCCCCCTCTTACTTAATGCAGACAACTTATAATAATTATCGTATGCTTTCGAAAATTATGAATATGAATATGTCAAAAAATTTTGAAAATATTAGTTTGCATAAACTTACTTTTGATGAGAGTTCATTCTCTAAGGAAGATGATAAATTATATAATAATAATCCAAATCCGAACAAGATATCTACGTTCATTAATGGCGTTTTAAATAAAGCTAATCTTGATGAAAATGATTTAGTTTACTTTACTACTCCGGAAGATAATGAATTTTTTATAAGCTCTGCACAGGAAAACATAATTAAATTTTATCAAACCTATCCAAAAGAAAAACATATTTGTTTATATTCTTCAAATTCAGTTCAATATTATTTAATTTGCGCTAATGATGACGAACCCAGTTTGGATGATATTGATGACGTAATTTATTTATTTTCAGCTAATTATGCCATTTTAACAGAAACATTTTTACGTTATAAATCGGCTGGACGACATATATTTGGAAGTGATCAATATGCATTTTTAATTATTGATAAAATATTATTTTGGGCACTTAAAGCTTATTGCGATATGTATTATATGTTAAATGGTGAAATAAATTCGGGAATTTTTGATCATGAATACAAATCTTTACATTGGCCTGTTTTTGAGAATGAGCTTACGATTTTAAGAAATAAATTAAAAGATTCTACTGTTGAAGATATTGAAGAAAATCCAGGTCCAATTTGTTATAAAAGAATTTTTAACGAATACCAAATGAAATTCGAAAAATATAATTGGTTGTGTGAATGGGAAGAAAAGTGGAAAATTCAAGAAAATCTGTCAAATCGGACTTATACTCTTAAAGTTTTCTTTCCCAGTGTTAAGTTGTCTTTTGAATCAGGTTCACTCTTAAGTAAGAAGGAATGTGAGGAAGCATGTTATCAACAACTTTATGCTTATATGGAAAAAGATATTCATCCTCAATCGGGATTAGTTATGCCTCAAGGAGAATTAAAAGCCCAAGATGAAGTTATTGAAAATACAGTTCTTACTACAACACAAGAAAAGGTTGTTATTCCTGGAGTTCCCGAGAATATTAATGATAAATTTCTAAGTGAGAATACTTTTAGCGATCCCTCATTGGTAGGAGTGGAATTTTTGTTGAGTAGTTTTGTTTGGGATCCATCATCAACTTTATTTTCGTTTAATATTCCACAAGTTTTATTTGATGATGATAATATTGGACCTGCTCCTATAAGTAAAGCTTTTCAAGCTCATTCAATATATAGAGCTAAAGGAAAGATGATATTTAAACCAGTTTCGAATAAATTTAATACGGGGATATTAGGTTTTACTTGGGTTCCAATGTATAGCCAATTGTCTCTTCAAAATCAATTAGCAAGAGCTAATATCTATAGCTTATCCCATTTACCTACAAAATATATGAATGCTTGTTCTGCAAATGAAGTTGAACTTGAATTTAATTATTTATATCCATTAAATTACACTTCTGCTAGTGAAAGGGCATTTACTCTTCCACAAAATGATATTGGTACTTTGCTAGTATATCCATTAGATCAATTAACGCAAGGAGATCAAGGTACTCGATGGTGTGAAGTAAATATGTTTATTCATTTTACTGATCTTGAATTTATAGGTAAGATTGATGGACGTATTAATCCTCAGAGCGGATTAGTGGGTTCTATGAAAGATCTTGCTATTTCTTCTTTGAGTAAGGAGACTTGTGGAATAAGTGATATTGTATTGGATAAAATAGTTAAGAATAATGCAACTAATGGTAATGCTGATTTTCCTGTTGATCCTTCACCTGGAAATTTTATTATACCTAATTATCTTCCTTCATTTGCAACTACAATAGGTACTAAACAGCCTATAAATTCTTTAGGTCTTGATCCTAGTGCTATGGTATCCCATACTTATCCTATAGAAGATGATTTTGCAAAAATTTGTAAAGTTAGAGCTTTATTTAAGAAAGTTACATTTACTTCTACAGGAGTTCCTTCTTTGATAGCTTCATGGCCTAATGTTCCTTTAAAACCTTTTGTACATTATAAGGAAGCAGATGGTGTTGCTGTTGGAGCTAGATATCTAACTCCATTGGCAATAGTATCTGGTTTGTTTCAGAATTATAAGGGACGTATAGTGTATGATTTTTTGGTCTCTATGACTGATAAGCATAATGTAAAATTTATGATTGGTACAATTCCAGCAGCTAATTTAGCAGGAGCGTCTATTGATGAAACTTATTTGAGAAATAGCAAATTTCAGGAATTAAATTTTACAGATGGTAATTTTTCAGCCTCTTATGAAGCTCCATATTTTGGAACTAAGAAATGGAGTCGTATTCCATCTGATATTCGTGTAAATCAGGATTGTCATTCTGCGGCTTATGATGTTAGTTACGTTTATTTGTTTGCTCTTACTAGATTGTCATATTCTACAGGTGTTCAACCTCAAATTACTATGAATATATTCGAAAGAGCTGGAGAAGATTTTGAATTAAGTGTTTATAAACCTCCAACTATGACTCCGATTAAATTTAATGTTAACGTACAATTTATGTCATTATATTCTACCTGGGACACACCTAATATTATGTTTACAAGTTCTACTTTAGCTCCAAATAATGGTTCTACTTTTGCCGCTACTTCATCTAATGGAGTTTTTATGAATTGTTGGTTTAACAATGTTCAAGGTTTTCCTCGTGCAGGGACTGCTCGGTATGAGAATAAAACTGGTGTTGCGCAATCTATTCCAGGTACTACTCAATCTGATTTGATTTTCTTTGTTCCTGTTGGTTATAATACTTGGGATGCTATACTTATTTGTATAATTACAAATCCTCAACAATTACCTCTGATTAGAGGACTTTTAAAAGCTTATGCCATAGCAGGAACATGGGAATCATTTAATGCTTTATACCCACATTTATTAGTAGGTACTACTCCAACTTTTACTTATTTAGAAAATGATAGAGGTTTTGTTCAAACTTGGAATACTAATATGCCCCTTCCAGACCTTATTGGTCCACAGTCAGGTTTGGAAGGAAGACTTAGTGGTTTTCAAGAACAACGTTCTGGATTTTCAGATACAGATAATCGACAATGGGGTATGAAGGATTTTGGAGAAAATTATAGTTCTATTTTAAATTTACTTAAACGAGGACATAATGATTGGCCTATAACTATAACACTTAATCCTAGTAATGTCTATCCTAATGCTGCTTTCAGAATACGAGTGACGCCTGAACCTATTTATAACCCCACAATGGGAAGGGATGATCCACGTGCTTTTACGGCTGGTGGAGTTTTATCTATAATTTATTCCGGTTTTCTTGGTTTTAAAGGGTCTATGCATTATCATTTATTATGTCCTCCTGCACTAAATACATTGTTGTGGGTAAATTATTTTCCTGATGCGTTTACAAATAGACATATTTCTATATTTCCTGTAAGAGTTGGTGAATCAAATTATACTCCTACTCTGGTACCTAGTGCGCCAAAATGCTATTTCAATTTACAAATGAATAGTGCCGTAAGAGTTAAAATTCCCTATTATTCTTGTTCAGAATTTATTCTTTTGAATAGTGATATTCCCGATAATCCTGTTCCAGTAGTAGGAGATTCAGCAATGGTAAAGTCGATGGGATCAATTTTAGTTGGATTCGATTCAAATCTAGAAAATGATTTACCAACACAAATTAAACTTAGTATAGTACGTAGTGTTGGTGACGATGCAGGATTATATTTTTTTATGGGTTTTCCACCAATGTATATGTATGATGAATTTCCTTATTCTTTTAATTTAGCCAGAAACAGTGCTCAAGCCGATATTGAATTGAATCCTGGTCCTGCATCTTACAAACTTTTAGCCAATTTTGGCCAAAGTTTTGGATTTGGTGTTGGACTTGGAGTAAAAGAATCATTAGCTACGGGAGAAACTGCCGAAGAACTTGGATCAGGTTTAATTAAGGGATTTGCTAATGAAACATTACCCTTTCTTGATCATTTTAAAGATGCTTTGTTAGAACATTGTGGAAAATTTGCAGTTTTTTTTAAGGATTTTAATTTATCCAATGTCGTATTAGAGTTCGCCACTCAAATTGGACATTGTGTACTTGCAAAAAACTGGCACAATTGCATATGGGCAATCTTATCATTATTTACTAAATTTGGATTATTTTCTATTAGTAAAATTCCAAAACTTGTTTCTACACTTATAAATTATTTAAAGTCATGTAAACTATTTTCAACGCAACCCAATAACGGAAATAGTGATAATGACATTTCACCACAAAATGAAGATCATTCTAATCTTATATCGTATGTTGCAATATTTTGTACTTCAATTTGTTCATTGATTGGCATAAGTTCTTCTTCAATAAATACAAAAAGTATAGCTTCTAATTTTACTACAGTTTTAAAAGATAGTTTACTTTGTGGAAATGCTTTAACAGCGTTTTTAAAAAGTCATATTGATTTAATAACAGACATATTTTATCGTGCAAAATATTATTTATTAGGAAAGACTCCGGATGGAAAATTATTGAATATGATAACAAGTAATGGTAAATTTATAGGAAACTGGATAAAGGAAGTAGATTTCTTATGTGATGGAAATAATATATCAAACATTGGTTCAAGTCCTGATTTACAAGTAAGAGTTCGTGTTTGTTATTTATTAGGACGAACATTGCAATCACAAATGGTTTTATCTAAAAGCCGAGCTACAAATCTATTTAGTTCTTATTATAAAAAAATAGGTCAAAAGTATGATGAATTAGCAGCATCTGGATTTATATCACACATTCGTGAGACTCCTTTTGTTATTTATAATTGGGGTCCTTCTGGTGTTGGTAAATCTGAAATGAGTACAGATCTTATAGCTCATCTTTTCCAAGAAGTTGGAATTGTACCAGATGGTGAACTAGTATATACTGTAAGTCCTACTTCTGCTTATTATGATGGACTTAAAACGCAAAAATGTATTTATGTTGATGACGCATTAGCTGTAAATTATCCTGATTTAATAGTCAGACAATTAGATTTATTATTTTCAGCAGCTACGTCTGCAACATGGAGACCAGTAATGGCAGCTTTGGAAGAAAAGAAAATGATAAGTGCTCCGGATCTTTTATATATGTGTAGTAATCTTGAATCGATAACACATGACATGATAAGCGATCAATTAGCCTTAAATCGTAGACTACAATATAAAATTCATACACGTATAAAACCTGAACTTAACGTGACAAATGCTAGTCTTCTTTCAACGGAACAAATGGAAAATTTTAATCACTTAGAATTTCGTGTACATCTTAATCCATATAAATGGGATCAGAATTTATATACTCAATGGATGAATTATGCTGAATTAAAAGTACATTGTCTTGCAAGCTTTAAAGAACATAGAATTCGAGCTAAAGCATCACAAGAAAGACGATTAATTCGAGAAAATATGACTCGTTTTGGTAAAGCTATAAGTGATATAACATATGACGATTTAATTAATGAAAATTTTATAAAGGCAAAAATTGATGAGTTTGTCCAGGAAACAATTGAAACTGATACAGGATATGGTTTTATCTCTAATTTTACATCTGATGCTTATAAAGATATTTTTGATACTTTTTATAATGTTTCAAATTCTGTTATTTGTTCTTTTAAAGACTTATTTATATCCCCAGTAGAAGAAGAAATTACTGTTCAATCTGAAAGTGACAATCCACTTGCAGGTTATAATAAACTCGTTGAACAATTAGATTATGCAATGTGTGATGTAAAATACGCTTATCTTGATATCATTGATGAATTTGAAAGTCGATCAAATGGTTTTAAACACAGTTTTTCAGCATTTTTAACAGTTCTAAATAATAATCTTTGGGCTATTACAAATTTTGAGTATTGTATAATGACTTGTGCTATACGATCTGGAAAGTTCTGTCATTGTAAAATAATAGATTATGAATGTCGTACATCGAATGAATTATGTAGAGGAGAATGTATTCAATGTGAAGAAATAATTAATAAATTCCAATTTTGTCATGTTCCAGATAATACAAGAACTAATTTTATGAAATCCTTTTATACTTTTGCTACTGAAACTATCAATAAATTTATTGAACAGTTAACTTCATTTTACAATACTACTTTTGGCAAAATAATATTAATAATTGTAGGTTTAGCTGCGACTTATGTAACTTTGAGTAATTTAGGAAATTTAATAAATTATATTTTAAAATATTTTGGATTTGATACTACACCTGAATTACTCGTACAGAATCACTATGATGGTATAACTGGTGCTAAGAGTAAAAAACCAGCACTGAGATCAAATATAAAAAGTTTACAATTAAATATTCGACCTCAATCACAAGATATTCTGGATAAAGTTACTAAGATGCGAAAGAATTTTCGATATATAGCAATGGGCTCAGCTGAAGATTTTGAACAGAATAAGGACGTTCGCATTTTGGCTATACTTGGTTTACAGGGTCGTAAATATCTATTTTTAGAACACTATAATGATGATATTAAACATCATTTTGCAATAAATAATAAAGTTAAACTTATCGATGGAAATACAACTATTGAATTAACAGAAGAAAATTTTAAACCTAATAGATTTACTTGGCGTCGTACTGAGGATAGTGCAAGTGAATTGGGAATTTGGGATGCTCCTGATAGTATGAGTATGATCACTGATATAACTTCATTTTTCATTTCAGAAAGTAAGTCTCGTAATTTGGGTTCTGATGTCTATATCGTTAATAATTTACAACAAACCAATCGTCCCGATGTAACAACAAAAATAAGTGAATTTACTAATAAGAAAGAAACAACTTTATCAAAGTTCAATCATATTATTCAATACGACAATTTTTCTCAGAATGGATTTTGTATGTCTATTATTTTTAGTGTGAATCTAAAAGCTCCAATTGCCATTCATGCTTTTGGTTCTGATGTAAAAGGTAAAGGATATGGCGAATTAATCTTTAGAGAGCATTTAAGTGATGCCAAAGCAAATATTGATATAATTCATCCTCCTAATCTTGATGATTTAGATCCATTACCCAATGAATTCCATGAGGACTATATGGGTACGTTGAAGATTTTAGGTAAAGTTCCTTTACATCAGATTCCATTTGCAAAAGGAAAAACACAACTGGAAAAGTCCCCTATTTTTGATGAAATAAGTGTTCAGAATAAAGAACCAGCGCCCCTTTCTCCTTTCGATAAAAGAATTAATCACGAGTTTAATCCAATGATTGAAGGAGTTAAAAAACATGGAAATCCTCCTTTATCTTTCAATCAAGATCATTTAAAAATTTGTGCAGACGATACTCTTCGTTTATTAATGCAAAATGCTCAACCTTGTCGCATTGATACTAATGGTAAATTTATTGTAAATGAATTATCAATTAGTGACGCGATATTAGGTATTCCAGAACATGATTTTAAGGCATTAGACTTAACAACTAGTCCTGGATATCCCCTATTATCTATTAGAGGTAAAGGAGATCCTGGTAAACGCAAATTTATAAATGCAGGAAATGATGCTAATGGCAATTATCGATTATATGGAATTTCTTCTATTTTACGTAATATGATTAATGCAGAAACTGAATTGAGAAAGAAAAGAAAAATGGCATTTTCCCCAGCCATTGATTGCCTTAAGGATGAATTGTTAAAACCAGAGAAAGCTAAACGCAAAGGAGGAACTCGAGTATTTTCAATATCTCCAGTTCAACAAGTAATAGCAGGTAAGCGCTTATTCGGAGATTGGTTAATGTCTTATCGAAAAAATTGGGCTAAATTAGAACATTGTATTTCAATCAATCCAGAAAGTAGTGATTGGATGTTTTTGTATAATCAATTAAAAAGATATGACAATATCTTAGAAGGAGATTATTCAAATTTTGGTCCTCAAATTGATTCGGCGGTAGCTAAGGCTGCATTAAAGAATATTGTAGAATGGTATCGTTATTATGGAGCTACTGTAGAACATATAAATCAACTCGAAGTAATGATCGAAGAATTTATAAATGCTCCTCATATTTGTAATAATTATTTTTATTCAACAACTTCAGGAATAATTAGTGGATCATTCGCGACTGCAGAATTAAATTCAGAAATAAATAAATTATATATTCGTTTAGCATGGTGTTCTTTAGTTGACACTGATATGTTTAATTTTAATGAAAACGTTACATTATATACTTATGGAGATGATATAATAGCTAGTGTTAGTGATGATTATATTGATAAATTTAATGTTGAAACAATTGGAAAATTTTTTAAGGATCATAAAATAACATTTACTAATGCTTCTAAATCAGCTACGTGGATTAAGAGTATAGATTTAGAAGATGCAACTTTTCTTAAGCGTGGTTTCCGTATAGATAAAGATATATCTAATATTTGCTTTGCAAATTTAGATAAGATATCTATAGAGGAACAACTAAATTGGATTAAACGTAATGGGCAAAATGATATATGGGAACTAGTTTTCCAATCAATTGATAGTTGTTTAAGATCAGCAACTATGTGGGGGAGAGAATATTATGATAATTTAAAAGAGAAAATTAATAATTCTATGATTAAACATAATAAAACATATGTCTTTAAAGACTTTGATAGGCAAATTAAAGATATTTATTATCCTGTAGCGGATAAAAGTCAGCCTATCAAATTAAATATTGCTTCTTTATCAGGCAAGGTCTAGATCTTCAATCTAGGTGTCAGCGTG